GGTCACGATCCAAGGTAGGGATATCGGTACATCACTTGCTGCTCTTTGTAAGAAGTTAGTCAAAGGTAATCTATCTACAGATATCTTAGCTTTCACTACTAAGCTCCATGAGTATCACGTAAAGGAGATGGCTCGGTTGGACAAGAAAGCATTGAACGCTCGAGTCAGCGAATCTCAGTACGAAATGATTATCGATAGAACTTTATGTATACAGGCTATCTCGGAAGGATTGGAAACAGTTCAAGATGTCGTTAATCGTATCGAAAATCTATTTTCTGATAACGCAAAGGGTGGACCTAAGTCCAAGGTGCTTCTATCGAGCGTACATCGTGCCAAGGGATTAGAGGCAGAGACTGTGTATATTTCTAACCCAGAAAAGATGCCCCACCCCATGGCGAAACTCGAATGGGAAATTAGTCAAGAATTTAATATCAAATATGTTGCGATGACACGCAGCATGAATACCTTAGTATTTATGGAGGGAGAGTAATGGACACTCCTTGCCTATAGTGGGAGTTTTTTCATGATTGTCACGCCCACAAGGAGAGCCTAGCAGTGAGTGGCTTTGTAACCCCTGTTACCTTATATGAGGAACCTCCTTAGTTCGTTTATACTCATGTAAGGTCCTCACCCTGAGTACGGTGATTAAACACTGCTCACTTTTACTACGTAACTTTTTTAAAGGAACCTAAACTATGCAAGATAAATTAAGTGCAATCTTCGACCTCATGGATGAGATATGTGTAGAGTTTGAATTACGTTCTGCCAATATTGATGTCATGGAAGATATATCTGAAGAAGATGTTCGGGAGTATTGGAGTACGTACAATCTAGAAAAGAGATTGATACGAGCGTTAATGCAAACAAATAGACGTATAGCGGAATTCTGTGATCCTGAGGTGTTTAAGAGACAGCAGGAAAAACAGCGAGCTCTTATGTCTAATCTAGAAAATAAACCTAATGGCAAACAATGCTTGAAGTGTGGAGTATTGTTAGCTGCAGGAGAACTTCAACTTTGTGGAGGCTGTGAGAAAACCTATGAATAAAAAAGAACAAATTAAAGGAGCTTTGCTATGTACTCTAGCGTTAATAATAGGGTATTTGATTGAAAGAGCCATTTGACAAGTTAGACTGAATAGTCATAATACAGGTGGTTCGGTTCGTATTAGACCTCCGAGGATTCTCTTGACTCCTCCTCGGGGGTCTTTTTTTGTCCCCTAGTAGTTGTCTTTAAATCTTATGTACGAACCACCAATTGTTCTGAAGTATAAGGTCTTTGTTGAGTGCCCACCACTACCTCCATCAGAACCTAAATAGCTATAACCTATATGCTCCGAACCATCACCAACCACTGTCTTAATACCAAATATCTCGCCAACCGAAGTAATCGCCTCTGTGCTCACACCAGTCGATTCGTACTCATTATCATCATTGACATATTGTATCATACCGCCAATTGCAAGAATGGTTGGGGGATAGTAATAGCACTGCCACTCTTCTTGATAACGATTCCAGAATATTTCTACTTCCGTTCCCCAAAGAGATTCACCAGCTAATGTACAGGATATTAAGGGAATTTTTGATTTATTCTTCACCTTTACTGTCCCTATCACGTCTTCTCCGGGTGATGAGGCTACTGGTGGGACCCCACCAGTCATACCGCTTCGATACGTCTGAAGGTCTGCAAAAAACGTCTCGTCCTCTTTACAAATGCCTGAACCCGTGACATAAGGATAAACCATCTGTCTGAGATCATCGTGAAAATGCGATGGGGGGAATTCATTAATATGCACATGTTCGACTTTGGGCGGTGCGGGAAAATTTGGTGGTGAAGAACTGCGTGAGTCCCTATCCTCTGCGAAAGGTCGATTTATAATTCGGGTTGAGGCTCCATCTCCTAAATCGCTCCATATGATTGCAGACAGATCCTTAGTGGCAGAGAACTTTAGAAATCCAATATAGGTTTCATCAATGATCATTTTACCTTTACTTTCGAAATGATCTTGTTTAGCCCGAAGAACTGCTAGTTCTTTTGCGTGATCTAGGATTTCTTGATGGTTTGTTGATCCCCCATAACCTTCAGTAAACGACCCCCATACACTCGCAGTACTAGAGTGAGCTTGACCACCACTCATTAATTCCTTAGAAGTTTCACCTTTCTTATTTCGAACAAAAAGTCTCCCCTTAATTGCATTGCCCCTGTTACCATAGTGGGGGGTATTATATCCGTATGGAATCGATTCGGCTCCATACAAAACTGCCATGTCGTAGTCTTCAGCTGAGTATCCAGATCCAGCATTCGTGGTAAAACCGTACATTCCTGTGTCAGTGGATTGACCGACGGTTACGACGTCTACCTTAAAATAAGTAGGGCGATGCCCAGTCAAACTATTTTCAGTTGCCTTTAGGGGGTAGCCATGGTTTCCCGATTCTAAAGGAAAGAGGATTGAATAGGATACGTTCCCTCGTTTAGGTCGGACATCATTTGAGATCTCTGTTAGTAGATTTAAATTCTTATAGGTATTTCTCTCCAATAATGTGTTGGCATCGTTCGACCCTTTAGGAACAACACTGATGTCATTGCCATAAGCGGAACTTTGATCAATCAGATCAAAAATTATAGTATGGCTTATCTCATCTAAGAGTTCCCACAAACATCGATACGGGTCTAATCCTACTAACGAGATGTTCCTACACAGGGTTGGATAGTCAGCACCTGTCTGGTCTATGCTCTCATCGTAAGTCAAATCCAACTCGCTCAGTAGCGATTTAAATAAAGATGCATAACCATACGGTTCTTCCACGTCGACGGGAGCGGTTAGGTTTGTACCATAGTTGATCTCATCCGCAGCCTCAAAACTTTCATCTTCATAAAGAAAACGTCTAGGTAAATAATGCTGAAGCATGGTGCATTCATTCTTCTTAGAACCACTACCGTGCTCGCCCACGTTATACCATCTCTTATCTACTAAATGTACCACACATAATTGCATGTCCCACGCATTAGTACTGGCATTCATCTGCTCTGAGAATTTGTCTCTCTCATAGCCATAGCTGGGGTAAGTATACGCATCTGGTTTAGGAACACCCGTAATGCAGTACGCACTTTCAACTATTACTGAAATGTCTATGTCAGTCTGTGCTGCAGGATCTACTGCGCCAAAGGATGTGGGATCATTTTTAATATGAAGAGTTCCGACGCTTCCTTCATTCCAAGTGTATGATTTATATGAGTCTTCCTGAGATTCGCTCAGGAAGCCTTCTCCGAGCATTGAAGGAAAAGCCCTATCTAAGTCATGTCTGTTGACTAAGAGCCATCCCTCGGAGCTCTGGGGTCCTCTGGGGCGATATATGAAGCTATTAGCGATTCCCTCGAACTCGTGAGGGGACAGTCCAGCCTCACGCATAGATTTTGCAGCACTTCCAGCATCTATAGTATCCATCGCCGCAAGTTTAAACGAAGCTTTTCCTGTGCCTGTAGGGATAGTCATACAGCATACCTATTAATATTCTGAATTTAATTATTCGGGAACTTGTTGTGGGGGAGCCTGTGGTCCAGAACCAAAAGCTTGTGCTGCTTCAGTAGCTCTGTTGTCTTCTCTAATTTGAGCTTCCCTCTCTTCAGCTTTCCCAGTAAGTCCAAATGGAATTATTTCGTACGGGACCTCACCGAAGTTGATCCTCACTAAGTGACGGAAGATCTGGTTATCTGCGTCAGAAATTAACCATTGAACCATCTCCTGCAGAATAGAAAAGAATGCTTCTTCAGGAATCTGTCTTCCTGATGCAGCACCAAATCCGCTGGTGGCATTCTGGAATACCTCGGGGGGAATCCCCATTCCTTCGAAGAGCTCTTCTTTAAGGCTTTGTCCGTACTCCATCAGCCCCGCAGGGATTTGATTTGACGTAGGAGGATGATACTCCCAACTCTTCACATTGTCTGCGCCCATGGTATTTGGAAGCGTCAGTGTACCGCCTGTACGCTTCTTTTCGATCATTTCTCTGGCAAGGTCTTTGTTCGAGATAACCAACCCATCCTTCGTTCTTGTGATCCCCGGAGGATGGTACATCGTACCGCCCTCGAATGCATTCTTGTGGAACCACAACCGACGAACATCTCGATAACCACCATCGGACCACATCTCCCACCACGGGATATGGGCTCCGTACAATCTACTCAACCCATACCATGGGTGATGAGTTCTCCAGTGTATATGCCAGAATCCCTTGGGTATGCCTAAGAAGATCTTGTGGCGACCTTGCTTAGTATACGGGTCTGGTACATTGCGTACTGTAAAACCCACCAGTTGACCATCATGCGTAACAGCCATGCAATCTTGAGAATGCAAGTCCTTCATGATGTCAAATTGAATCTTTCCCTCATCTACTCGATACATAACTTCGCTGGCTGAGTATCCCCACTCAATTGCCTTTAAGGCTCGAGCAGCAGAGTTCTTCCAGAAACGAGTCACATTTTTGATTAGAAAATCTTTTACGTCATCGTTTTCACATTCAACATAAAATCTAGAGTTTGCCAGAATGGGTCCTTTGAGAAGCCAAAGACCAAATATAACTCGAGGATCTGCTAGCATTTCCTGAATCACTGTGAGACTGAAAGGGGGTCTATTTCTGGCGAAGAGAAATATGCCTGCATATCCGCTAGGCATGTAGTCAGCAGTTAACGGAGATCCTAATAGCTCATCAGGATTTACCTCTTTAGCGGATGATTTTACTGAATTATATGTAGCCATATTTATTTACTCTTTTTTGCTTTGTTGATTACGAATGATGCAACAGCTTTACTCGCCTTATCTTCATCTTCGTATATATCATATATTAATCGATATAAACGATCTTCATCCATAGAAGCTCTGCTGTTCCTTTCAAGCATTTCTCGCTTTGCTAAAACTCTTGGAATACCCATCTGAAGTAATCTGAGCTCACTTGATGTTAAATCAAATGGGTTGATTCCATAAACTGAAGCTACGTCGATATGGCTTCGTATTTTTTTTTAAGGTCCCACATTAATTTTACACATTCTTTGGCTATAAAAAATGCATCTGTGTCAGAAATAGTAACATCGAATGTTTCACAAACTAAGGAGGAAAATTTAGGTAACCATCCTATAACTGCGTTGTCTTCCGATATATCTATATCTTTTTGGGCTTGAGCCAATAGATGATCGAGATAGAGTGCCTCTGCCTCAAAGATCGTATTATCTTCCGTATCTGCTAATCTGATTTTATAGTCCAGATTGGGTGAGACTATTTTTACAATTTCACTACTCATATTAAATCCTTTATTGTAAATTTCCTGATGCAGGGCTTCCGGTTCCTTGTGATAAATACTCAGCGGGATTGCCTCTGAGTATTGTTGCACTATCTGCGCTGGGAGAACCAACACAGGTATAGTGTATATCCCACATCGTTCTATAAATTCTAGTATTACCTCGATCAACGATTAGCTCAATATTATACCTTGATTTCCCCTTTACTAGTATTGCTTTTCCATATTTATGTTGGCGTGGGACAGGTAGGGGTTTATTCGCTGAGGTAGCTACTCCAAACATCCTGACTCCGAAGAATTGAGCACCATTGTTAACTTGTATTTGCAATGCATGTTGGTCATCATCAGGATCAATAAGATTTTCGCATGGGTTAAACCCAAACTTTTTGTCTGGGCTTCCAGCAGAAGTCCATTTTGCTTCAGTTGTACCAATTATATTTTGTGTAGCACTATTAGCATTCGCATATCCGTCTACGTCATTCCCAATCATTGAAGAAAGGCTACGAGATCCGTAATTTGTTTTTTGCCAAGTATGGCTACCCGGTGACTCATAAATCTCATATTGATTGGAGTAGCTCAACGTACGTTGATCATTCTCTACCTGACCGGTGAATAGGTCGGAATCAGTAGGTCCTCCTGAGGCAGACGCTCCTTGAGGAATTCTGGTGTACCAAAAATCAGCATTATTCAGACAAGGTTCCTGCCTCGCATCACCCTCAAACCACATACCCCTAAATCCTCTATTCGACATGGGAGCCCCACGTTGGAGTTGGGTTCCCGCACCCCACCGCCCTAAGACTGGCAGCGTCTGTGTATAATCTTTCCATATGGTATTTCCGTCAGCATCTACACCCTGTACTTGACTAGTATGTAAAGTCAAGGTTATGGGAGAAGGTAGGAAGTCCCCATTGGTAGAATCATTACCCGTCCCGTAAACCGAGTGTAGCCATAGATCCCAATCCCAAGTAGCTCCAGCATCCCGTAACTGCCCAGCGTGATGGGTGGTTTGATTGGTACTCACTTCAGCATATTGATTAGGTGGAGCTCCGAAAGCAAGTTGGTAAGCTGCTTCATCTGGAGGGACGATTTTCATAAAGGTAAAACTGAAGTTAAAATTTCTGCCAAAAATCTCTTCTCCCATACTAAAGTCTAACGGGATAGCAAATGCAGGCTTATCAGAAGTTGCATCTTTATTGAAATCAGCAGGAAAGCTTGTTCTCATAGATCCGCTCGAAGATGCAGCGGATGCAGTTGCAGTTTGGTGGAATCTACTACGTATCAACAATAGGATTAGATAGTATGGGTAGATCCTTCTCCAGAAAGGGTGAAAACCCTTCGCCAAAGTAAAGGTTCCACCAATGGTAGCATCCCATATATTAAATCCTTGTTTGCCTCCGAAGGGTGTAGCTCCCAGAAGGCTGGATGAAATATCATAGCTTACCTGTATGTCTATGACGCCGGGAGGAAGGGGGAAGTCAGATTCATATTCAACATCTGTAATAGATATTTCAAGGCGAGTTTTCTTTTCGTCTAACTTATAACTTCTCGTCCGTCTAAACCCAGCCTGTAGGGCAGGCTCAAAGAAAACCCTGTAGTGGTCTGCAGAATCTAAAACCTTTCTAACATCCGTTGGATTTATTTGACCTCGAGTTTCCACGACTGCATCGTAAGTTTTAGTTGTTGCTCCCGTTTCACTGATGTCCCATGACTGGTTGTAATAAACCTGCAAGATGTTCCATGGGATCGCCCCATTGGGAAGAGGACGTTTATGTGGGATTAACGCATCTGGAATACGTCTTTCTTTGTTATTAGCACTGGGATTCTCACACTCAACCAATCCTACTTCACACTCCCAAGTAACTGTGGCTGCACGATTCATCCCCAAAGGTTTCCAGCTAATCATTCTGGGCTTTGGACCCCATGTCACATCCCACACATAGTTTACAGCAGGATCATTAATACGTAGGTCGGGACCTAAGCCTATCTTTGCAACATGAAATGTTCTGCCGGGCTGACATAGTTTTCTGCGAAGATGAGCCATTTGATTGTCAATAGACCCTTTACTCGCTCCCGTATTCCACGCAGATGTTTCTGTTCCAGTTTCACCTAGCTTTCCAACAAGATCCAAGTCAATGATGAACTCAATACGAATTCGGTACATCATGTACATTATGCTGCGATCCGTATCATCGTATACAGGAGTACATTGCACAGAAGTGTTTAATGCGGGGGGGAATAAGAAACCATTGTAGGTAACTTGCCCTAAATCAAATTGGTCGTAATGTTCAAGTCCTGACATTTTACATCTTACCTTATGGGTTAAGTCCGAAGGGAATACGAGGATGGTTAACGCCGGGGACTTGCATTGCGTCAACAGTTCCTCCCATCAACCAATTACCAAATGCTAGATCCGCTGGAGTAGCAGGACCTCGTAATAGAGCCAGAGCATCCGCAGCGTCCTGAGCCATGCCTTGAATGCCTAGTGCGATATTAGTCAGAGCACCGCTAACAGTAGCTCCTATGCCCGGAATTCCAGCAGCAATAGTTGCTAAAGCTTCTACCCCTGATGCTAATGCATTCAGTAGATGAGGAATGTTTTCCAAGAATCGTTCTAACAGTTCCGTTACCATTTTCAAGATCTGAGTTACTAGAGGTCCTAAGATTTTGATGAGGATAGTTTTAATGTCCTCCATTACAGATACGAAATCTCCCCTTTGTTCTTCCCAATCTGCTAATTCATCCCCTACAATTTGAGCTCGTTGGATTTGCTTATGAAGGACTTCGATCTCGGTCCCAATACGCTCCATAAGAATGTCAGGGTTGAAACCCATGACTTCTTCAGAAGCATTGTCCATAGCAGCCATAAACCCTTTAAAGGTATTTATCACCCCACCAACTACGCCATCTAGACCTTCCATGACCCCGCCAAGACCGGGGATTACGCTAGTCAATTCTGCTGCAGCACCAGAAACAGATTGAAGGGCTCCACCCACAGCATCTGCTTGTTCTTGAACATTGCTAGATCCAATTGCAGTTACTGCTGCCTCTGCTCCACCAGTACCAAGATGTGTTGCTGCATTGAGCCCTGACCCAGCAAGTCCTCCCACTGCTTTAAGGGAGCCCATCCCAACTTTTGCAGCACCAGATCCAATCTTATCCCAACCCGTAGCCCCCATTGTTGCAATTGCTTGAGCTGTCCCTGCAGCTGCTTCAGCAGCACCACCTGAGGCATCTGCAACTCCTTGTTCAAAGGTGGACAGACCACCACCGCCATCTCCACCACCACCCCCACCGCCTTGACTCTGATCATCTTGAACATTGACAGCCTCCATTGCAGCTTCACGATCATCATGCTCGTCGGAAGAAATGTCCTCGTTCCTTTGGTATTGGTCTGGATTTTTAATTTTATGTTTAGCAGACCTCCAGTCGGAGTAAAACCCATCATCACTGACATCCCCCCTGCCAAAGTGACCTTGAGAGGAATCTCGTTTCTTATCGAGAATATGAGCCTCTTCTTCCGATATCCCCATAGGACGATTAGGGTCATTCGCCCCATTCCTCCATCGATCCAATATTTCCCATGGATTTTTAGACGGTTCACCGTAGAAGGGTTCACCCCTACCCCCACCGCCTTCAACAGGCTGCAATGCATAACCTGCTGTTGGTCCACGACCAGTTTGCCCAGCCCAAACATCAGGTCTTCCAGCATTCCTAGCAGCTGCGGTAGAGTTCAAACCTTGATGGAACTGTCTTTGCGCATCCCTGTAGGTGGCATTTGGATTAGATTTTTGCATCTCCTTTAGGAGATTGCGTATTTCCTCCGCTAACAATTTACTTGATTCAGAAAAAGTACTAGGCTCATTCGATCCTCGAATAGGGGAACCTAGTCCTTCGCTCTGAATTGTAATTGTATGATCAGCCATCGTGCTCTACCGCAGAAAGATTATTCAAATCAACTTCAACTATGGGCACTTCTGCACGTTGTCGTATAGGACTACCTGCTTTACTTGCCCGTAGTTCCCTCTCTTCATCTGTCCAAGCATCTCGAATCTGCTTGGAGGCTTCCTTGATGTGGGCATCAAGAATAGCCTCTTCCGCATTATTGCGAGGTCCTTTTGAGAATAGATCGGAAATTAAACACATTTAATTAAGTAGTCGTGTACCACTTAATAGCTTCGTTATAACTCGCAGCTTGGGAAGATCCAGATCCATCAGGATATGAAATCAAACGCAATGGTAATCGACGAAGTCGACTAGCATAGATAACCCGTACTGGGAAGTTTCTAGCGAGGATTGATTTTGTGAAAGTGATCGAAGCTGGACTAGCAGCAGCAGGAGTATTACCTAATGCAGTTAGCACCAAAGCAGCAGAAGCATCAGAGATTACATCACCGATCACACCAGCAACACCTTCAGCCGCTTGAGTCCAATCGATTTTGGAACTTCCCGCACCTGCAGCAGCAGCCCGACCTTTGTTGTATTCTATGAGTGTGAAGTTCACATAAACATCGCACCCTCGATGGATCTCGTCTTGGATCGAATCACCAAGATTGTCACCTCGTACAGCTTCGCTATACAGGGTATGTTCAATTTCAAATCCATCTTCAGTAGCACCGATGTACGTTCCGTTGTAGGAACCGTAGTACGGTCCAGATATAGCACTAGCAGTTACAGCCATTACTCTATTCCTTTGTCTTAAAATAAGCCATGCGTTTATCCATCTCTTCACCTTCAAGATCGGTTAAACGCTCTAAACATTCATAACAGGTTGTTGCAGTCGGAACTACGGTCATGGATCGAGGGTAGTCTAGATCTTCTTCTGAAGAAGAGTTGTAGGCTTCCATTGATCTTTCACATGCGAATTCCCATCGCTTGATTGGATGCTCGGTAAAGCTTCCGGGGCTTGTTTCTAATGATCCGTGAACTGATCCATTCTCATTGGGTATGAGAAGATGGACCAAGTCCAATGTTCTTAAAAATTCACCACACTTTTCGCATTTGTCAGATGCGATACGTTCTCGTTTCCAGCCACCTGCTGTGTCTTTAAATGGGAGAAACTTGAGAGAATTTCTCTCAGAGCACCCACCATTTCTGCAGAGGACTGGGAACAGTCTAACTTCGGGCTTGTGTATCTTAAATGTCATGCAAAATTAACTCCCTCATTTCCATCTCCAAAAGAACTGAATCGGGTTGCGTTTGTAAATCTAACCTCCATTACAAGTCCTGACGCTGATGATTCTTCCGTTCCAAACCAAGCCCCATCTACTGGTCTTGGATTTGCATCACAATATGTCCATCTTAAATATTCTACCATTTTATGCGGAGATGGAACATTCGAACCAAAATCCTCATCGATCAATGAATCCGTGCTTTCAAGAATGTCAGTACTTAGGTGCACTGCCTTCATTATACTCCTGCAGTAATCTTCCATCCCAATAAGTCGATTTATATATAATCCCTCTCCCAGTCGATCAAAAGGGACATAGTTGCTGCGAAAAGTGACTGCACATACGATTCCGTAGGATTCTACTACACCTAAATCTGCGAATGTGCTTCCCCCTTCTGCAGCCCAATTAGCCCCATATACCGAGATAAACTTCTGTCCACAGGAGGCGGGAGGCTCGCCACTGGGCATGACCTCGCACTCCCCCTCACTTAGATCTAATTCTGTACGAAGTTTGTCTCGTACGCTAAGTAAAAGTCTACCTAAACTCATTAATTAAATTCCTGAAATTAGTACCTATAGTCGTTTCATCTCTTTACCGAGTGCTTTTATGCCTTCTCCCATTGCTTCTTTAATGATAGCATCTTCATTTCCGAAAACAGATCTAGCATCATTGACCTCTCCTGCATAAGGAACTGAGGTCCCTATTTTAATTTTTCCCTTCCTAAATTCATAAATCTGATCTGGACCAGATGGTGTGTATTCTCTACCGTCAAATCTGCCGGGCTTAAGGCTGTCTCGTAATCGACCAGTACGGATCATTATCAAAGCATCCTTAGACCCGTATACATCTATCTTTGTCTTCGCTCCTTGCTTCTTAAGTACTGCCCACGCAATTTTAGCTGCTTCTGCTTTCGCCCGAGATTCAGCCATTGTAGCACTAAATTTCTTAAAGTATCTGACAAAAATCCGCTTCCATTCTGAATCCTGTGCCTTGGTCAATAGACCTCGACCTTTATTATTAGTCCTCCGAGGGCGGTATGCCTTAGTAGATGCCTTGATAGGTTTCCAAGTTAGCTGGTGGGAATCTGAGCCCCCCTTAGACCTCATCTTAAAATCTTTATGCACTTGCTTAAAAAATGAGTGTGTAAAAGCCCCCCAGAAGACTTCTCTGAGTTTCATGAGCTCAGGAGTGACTTGCTTGTCAGTTAAGATTTTGGGGAGATCTTGTACAAGACCAGATAATTCTATAGCCATTCAAATGGGAACCTTGGACTGAGATCCTGTTTACCATAAGTACCACCAGTCGAAATCGTTGGGTGTACACGTAACTTGTGAGTTCGGAATCTATCATCCACATGCAAGTTGGACATTGCAGGAGTGAGATCTTCTCTCGTAGGTAGGCGAGGAATGATTCTATTGAATTTATATATTTCTTCCAAAAGACCTAAAGTCTCGTCATACTTATCACCAAACATTGCTGGATTGCCTCTTCTCTGGGAAAGAAGGTGGCAGGCGATCCATGTAGCCCAACGTCTGACGAGATAGGAGGTGCTCAGGTCTTCTTCAGAATAGTTCATCCCGCAGTAGAAGTTGATTAGTTCAGTAGCTTCACCAACGATCTCGTCCATCATTGCAGCTTCAGAACTACCCTGACCTAGATCATCCCCACGCAGGTTAACCCCACTAGAGCCAAATATTCTAACTATCTCGCTACGAGATGTGTATGTAAATGCAAGTGATTCTACCATTATGTCACCTTATTGATCTGTCTGACGAAGATTTCTAGTTCATGCTTCCCTGCCTTTGAACCCGAACTCCATGTATATTCAAATAGAGCAATATGATCTTCGTACCCATTGGTTCTTACATCACTGGTGACGATCACATTGTCTGTAGGCTGTAGAGTCCAAGTAAGTACTCCTGCCTCAGTATAAACTACGTTATTAGTATTTTTTACATCCTGATCATTGCGACTATTAATCACGGTGTTAGTATAAACATCATACAATGTTAATGTGAGTGTAGTCAGTGCGCTCAGAGGTATAACTACTCCAGCCTCATCCTTCAAGGTAACTACATACCTTGCAGTGGACCGTTCCTCTACTCGTCTTTCTTTGTCTGTTAGTTTAGATTGCGACATGGGAAATTACTCTATAGATTCTGATGTTATTGTAGGTTGGGTGAAGGTTTCTAATGCTGCTGTCGATCCTGAAAAACTTTCTATTGATATGTCTGAATCTATAAAAGACTCAGCTTGAATGCTGGCAACATCGAATCCTTCGTTAGTAGCGGAGGGTTCTGTAAATGATGGAACTTTCGAGATCTTTAGTAGATCACTACGTAATCCTGACAAAACCGCCCGAGCTACTACTGTTATTCTAGCAGGTGTTAGCTGAGGATTATAAACATCTATTTTAGCTCTTGCAGGAGTAGGAGCTACAATTGTGTTTATTCCTATTGTAGGGGACGGAGTTGAAGCTTCTCCAGTAGCTTCAGATGGAGCTAATGAGAATGATGACAGTACTAGTTCAGGTCCTAGCACTGTGGGTTTAGAACTAAGTACGCTGGGGGTGATTGCATACCCGCCCAGTATTACAGATCCCACTGAGGAAGACGTATCTACTGAAGCAGGCGACAATACCAAAGGACCTGAAGGAGCTTCTATGACTGTGGGTCCTGAGGTTCCTGCATCCGAGGTTGCAGTGAACGAGGAAATGCCTAGCACAAATGTCGTAGGTGTGCTCGCATCAGAGGTGGCAGCAGAAGGAGTAACTGTGACACTTCCGAAGATCAATGTAGGGTTGGTAGCAGATGTTTCTGCTGTAGCAGCAACTGGAGAGATGTAGTGTTCCACATCTCCCACAGAACAGGACACTTCTGCAGTAGCTGCGGATGGGGTCACTGTAATGCTGTTAAGATTTATTCCTGAGGATAGGGACAGTTCGTTAACGCCCGCTTTGGCAGTAGCTGGAGCTAGAGATATCGTTAGGTTAAGCGATGCAGAAGTTTCTGCTGATACAGTTGCTTTCTCAGGAAGTATTGTATAGCCACCAAGGATTACTACGGGGTCCGATCCCCCAGCATCTGCAGTAATGGCTTCTAACGAGATCGCCACATCTGCTAGATCATCTGAAATACCTCCGACATCTGCATTGGCAGTAGCGGGCGATGGCACTACAGAAATGCTAGCTGCTATAACTGTGGGGTCGACAGTAACAGCATTTGCTGTGATTGTTCCAGCAGATGGGGAGACTTCAGGATCTATGCCAGAAGCTTCTGCAGTAGCTGCGTTGGGAGAAATAGCTTCAAGGATAGTCCCGAGCGCAGTTCCAGCATCTGCAGTAGCGATGAAACTTGAAAGAGCTATAACCGATATTGAAGTCTGAGCATCTGATGTTGCAGAAAACCCACTCAGCTTGAACGTAATGGACAGTCTTGCAGTCTGTGCTTCTGCAGTGACCGCACTAGGAGTTACTGAGATAGAAACCAAGTTTAAAACAACTGTGGGATTTACTGTTACAGCCTTCGCAGTAGTTGCATCAGGAATAACAAAAATAGGCACTCCTAATACTTCAGGATCTACAGCCCCAGTATTTGCAGTAGCTGCACTGGGAGTAACTGTGACTGAACCTAAAATTATCGTAGGAGCTGCGGTATCAGCATCTACAGTAGCAGCAGATGGGGTTATAGAGAAAGAGCCTAAGGTAGCTGTAGGATTTACTGTTACAGCATCTACAGTAGCAGCACTAGGGGTGATTGGAGGGTCTGAAATACTTACTGTTGGTGGGGAGACAGTTACCGCTTCCGTAGTGGCAGCAGACTGGTATTCACCCTGAGTTGATGCTTCGCAAGTGGCGGGGCCGGGCGTAAGGACTGTGACAACTGCTGCGGCACAGCCTATATCTGGTAGCATGTTCCAGTTAGTGCTTGGATCTCTCCAGCTAGTTCCAAATATATCTACATTACTGGCATAACCAGTCGCCCCAGCTTCTACACAAGCATTGTAATATCCATGGGGCTGGATTGTTGGAGGGGTGGTTCCAGCCCACTCCGCATAATACGGTGGGGGTGTCGGTCTTAGCTTGAGAGCAGGGTTTGTACTACTAGTTATAGACACCCCATCAGACGCATCCCTTGCCCCATATCCGGGACCGCTCCCTAAGCTAGCAGATGACGAACCTTGTGAGAAATTACTGCTGCTTGACGAAGAACCTGCAGAATCATCCGTTATTTTGAAGCTCCCCGAATAGGCGAGATTGTTGACAATCGCACAGGCAGGGGACAGGTAAAATGCATAAATAGTCCCACCAGAACTGGATACATGTACGGAGTTATGGTAACAATTCGCACCTCCAGTAGCGGTAGAATCACTTTGCCCAATCCCCGTAGTACCTGCGGAGATTCCCCCACTGGCACTAATTCTAGTCACAAAATTATTTCTGATCGTTCTACCAGTTGATCCTGAAGGGATTGAGGAAGCTTGAGCCCCTATAATCTTTATCCCATATCGTTCCTCCTCCTCGTCATCTTCAGGGTCAATATTATCAATAACCATGTTTTGGATGAGGACATTGAGTGTCGCTCCAGAGGAGATCTCTACCCCTGTTGTCCCCGCAGTTGCGAGTCGTCCCGATATTCCCAGCCATTCAACAGTAAAATTATTACACCCTATGACTATGGGAGTTAGGGCTGAAGACCCATCGTGTTCTATTCTCGCACCAGAACCAGTCGTACCATTATGCCTGCTATCTGGGTGGACAGTCAGTTTGATACTATTAAGAGATCCTAGTGAGGAAACACTTGCAAAGTGGTTCGAGTCAGTCCAGATGGAATCGTTATGGCACTGCCCGACTGCATCGTCTGAAGAGGCATATACATCCGAATTACCGAGGTCTGTTGCCCACTCCCCCGGAGATCCGTAGAACCTCCTAAAAGTGGCTTCTGCTTGGCTATATGACATGTCATACAGCTCACACGGAGACTGCTCACCCCAACCAAGAGTGTCTTCCTCAACAAAAACAAAGGTGAGCGTACTGCCCGAAATATTAGTCACTCTGTATGTGAAAGTAGCAGAGTAGGATGCTACGTCTTCAATGGTAGCCTTATCGCCTACCGACACCCCTGAAGGGGCTGAAGAAAAGGTGACCGCATAGCCTGAACCGCCCCCACTACCACTACAACCCGTTGGGGTTGCAGTAGCAATTGAGTTGTTTGTCCCAATACTAGTGATTATCGTTGCCACACTCGAACCCTATGGATTAAGGTTCTAACAGATTCATTTCTAAATCTTGAAGTGTCAAAGTCTGACCAGAGCTAACAGATCTATTAGATCCTAAGTCCCAGTAACAATAGACTTCCCGACTACCCTCTGTGCCATTGTCATCAACCATTACTGCATATCGTGCATTGGTAATAGGACCTGCAAACGTGCAGTCTTTTATTTTCATGACACCTTTATCATTGGTGTCATCTTCTGAAGCGGAGACAGACGTGTCGAAATCCGTTGTATTCAAATCCAACTCGAATTCCTTTCCCGTCTCAGTAATCTCAGTCAACTGACTAAGAGTATTCGTATCTGCTACTGGAGCAGTTGCACTTGTAACAAGGTACACGTACAGGTGTCCCGGAGGTGTCTCCGAATGAAAAAAATTACGAAGTATTTTTGCTTTACCTTTGTTAGTAAACCCAGCCATTAGCTATTCTCCTATGTGTATAAATCACCAGAAACTGAAGTAGAGATCCAAGCACTAACTGAAGTACTGCTCCCTACAGACGATACATTAACTCTGACTTTGCATGAATTTAATGCAAAACTAGAAATCCCATCTTCTGTGTATGTGGATGCTGATCCAACATCCACCCAAGTTGTGCCTCCATCTGGAGACATTTGTAATTTTACTGTCGCAGTATCCCAAGTCCCAGAAGCTACGATCTGCCCTTCACCTTTATTGAAGTTATACGTAGAGCTATTGGAGTTTGCTGAAACTGCGTTAAGTACTTTAGTGAAAGACATTGTTATCCCTTTACGAGTAAGTAATATTTATATGGGGAGCCTGACCTGAAGAATGATCATACGTTCTCACGGTCAAGTCCCAATCTGAGGAAGTTGTAGGAGTATGAAGATAGATCGTCATGGCATTCCCACTCGCCCACCCCGCCCTATTTACAATTTCCTGTACGATAGTTTTAATCTCTGGACTTTCTATAGAACCGCCACTGATTGACCCAAACGTCCAACTAACGGTAGCGGAGGTCTTGGTAGCAGAACGTATGTGCCCTTCGTTAGTAGGTATGGCAGCAGAGTTCACATCATTACCGTCAATAGTCACACTCTTTCCAGTAGCACTGCTACTTGCTGGAGTATAAAACTTTATTGTAGCGGAGTCGATTGTCGATCCTTGAGGTATTGTTACACCTGTTATTCTGGCAAAGATGGACCATGAGTACCCGTCTGCTGCTCCTATCTCATCTGGTGCTTGATAGCCCACCTTCATCGTAGTCGCATTGTTATTGAATGAATATGTGCTTCCTGATTCATAGGGACCAATGGTATCTATGTGATAGCCATCACTGGTGGAGGAACCTGTCTGCTTATCAAAGTCAGTGCTTCCTGAAGAAGCAGCTGCATCCATATTCGGATGTACTGCAATTCCTCTGGAGGGACTAAAACTGGTCGCTATGGATACAGCCCTGCTTATACGTGTCATTTGTACCGAGCTCCTTTAGGATGCTTGTACTTGGAAGTTGGTTTTGCGTCTTCAGTCACAACCATTCTTCGTGACTCTTTGAGCTTCCGTCTCTTAGTGTCGATCTTCTTACGGTAGGCTGCAGCTTTCGCCTTGCCTTTTGCAGTGTAACTAAAGCGTTTTCCATTTACTTTTGGCATGTTATTCAACCTCTTCGCAGTGGGGACAAGGATCTTCGAGCCCCGCATTTAATTTTTGCAACCCAATGTCTAACACTAGATAAGTAATATTATATGATTTTCTGCAATCGGGGCATATCAAAATTTTACTTATAGTAGCCATCTACGGGTCTAACCTGTCGACTAGTTTATCAAGGGCAGCAACTATTTTCTCATCCCTACGCTCATGTTTCCGCTGCAGGTTGTCTATTAACACTTCATAATGATCCCGCTGAGAGGAAGATTGGGTATTAAAGCTCTCCTGCATGTCCGTTATCTGTGCCTGATGGCGAGGCATGACGACTCTGGTGGTGTACCAAAGATACCAACCTAAAAGACCTGTAGCACTCACAGTTCCCCACTCAAACCCAATTACAGAATCACTTGCTGCAAGGAGGGGCGGTAGGAAGGCAAAAAGTATTTTCATGATGCTCCTGTAAAGAAAAAGCGGACTACAGACTAAACGCCCGCAGCCCGCTTTTTGTCTTCAATCAAACTGGATCTTAGAAGTTCGCTACTTTACCGTAAGCAATAGACTTAGGTACGTAGAGGACTGGAAGACCGTTGTCAATCATTTTCAATTCAACACCAGCAGGGTCAATTGTGTTGGTTGTCCAACTGTGGAAACCGTAGACCTGCTTACCGTTGTCCATGATATTTTCTTTCACGAACTCGGAAGAGTTGATGTATCCAACCCAATCTGCACTTGGATCTGGCATGAAAATCGCATAGTTGTCAGGGATAAACATGCTACTATTAGCAGCAGTATCACTGTCAACTGATTGATTTACATTCAAGACACCATCGTAGATGTGGAATGTTTGAAGTGGGAGCCCACGGAATACAACGTCAAAACCACTATCGGGAATTCCCTCTGCAGAGGATTGCTGACGAGCAGTCAACGAATCGAAGATTCGATATGCTGTACCAGCAGTGTTCTGCAGGCTAGTGTTATTGAGAAGCATTTCGAACGTAGTGCTATTAATCCAAATATGACGCAATGGACGACCGTGTAGTCGTTCAAATGCACGATTCATATTCAAAACATGCTTGATCACGTTCGTGGAGGCAGTTTGCCATCCAGCATCAATGATGTCGGAACCAGTACCCATATCAAGTTGAGATAGGTGTTCAGCAGGCATACTGTAATCGATATCGAAAGTACCAGCACCCTTCTCTACAGGAACCCATGTCTCACCAGTTTGCAATACACCGAAGCCACCTCGCAACATGCGTGAGATCATAAATTCACGGGAGTTGCGGAATCGCTGCGTTAAGTATTCTAACTGACGATTGATATAGTTTTGCCCATTAACATCGACGACACCAAACTGTTGACCCAAAGGTCGAGTTCGGAAAATTTCTTCGTGAAGAAGAGTCATCTTTTCGTGAGCACGATAAGCCACAGCACTGACATGACCGACTGCTTTACGCTGTACAGTCGCTGGACCCGTACCGGGAGCACGACCTTCAGCAATCAATCGAGTCTTATCAAAAATGTCCCAACCGAGGTATCGACCAGACACATTTTGCGTCGAAGCTTGTCCCGGTAACATCCCAAAGAAACTTTGGAATAATGTCATCGGGGTTTTGATGCGGGAGACTACCCGTGTGATTACGGGAGTCTGCATCAACTGTTGGAGGGTGATTTCACCAGCCATATCTAAATTCTCCTAGTTAAATCAGTCTACTACCGTAAGGGTATTAGCACCGTGATGAACAACAAGCCACGCAGCACCATCGCTATAGATTTCAATAAACCCGCCAATTTTTTGGCTGGAAGTACTGAAAGCGACACTGTCAGCGTCAGCTTCATTAAATGTAATCATTTTGTCAGAAGTACCGCTGGTGATTGTCACATTCTGATCCGCAGTTACGTAAAAACCATAACGTAAGCCTTTCTTAGTGTGCCCATCCGCATCCAGCGTAAAATTAACTGCACCTGAAGCACCAGTGTTCGTGAACATGGTGTCATGGTCGCCTTCAGTTACGCTGTAGTCAGCTGTCTTAGCGATTACGTTGCGGTATCCGCCAAAATTACTACCTTCCAATTGATCTGAAAAAGTAAACCGTTTATCTAGCTGCGTACGAATCAAGTGTTCGTTTGCGTTGCCAGAAAGCCCGAAGTTAGTACTGCCGGGCACTAGAACTCGGTCACCCTTGAGGAATCCCCAAGTATAAACCCATCCCAACCAACGATCCGCATTCGCACCGAGTCGAGACATTTTTTGTGAGTATCCGAGTACTCCATAAACATTTTGTGATCCGTCTGTTGCTGCTGGGTTCCATTCCTTCAGCTTACCGCTGGCAGTAATGCGACCTAGTAACAAGCCCGGACGTAAAACATCTGTGTAGCCTGTATTGCCTGCATCTCGTGCAGACCCATCAATAATAGAACCGATGAACGCTTCCTGCTCAAAACGACCCCACCAGAAAACATTTTCACTTGTTTCTAGTGCGGATTGTGCAGAAGGGAGTCCAAACGCTCCTGTGAATTCGAAAGACATATCCTCTTACCTTTCATAGGGGGGATAAATTAGCTTTTTACATGTCCGGTGTTTTTTAGGAATTCCAAAGCAACATCATCAGGAGAAGTTTCATCCCCAACTGAAGGATTTGCTTCTTCTTGTAGGTTTAACCCTACTGGAAGTCCAGTAACACCCGACTGCGACATAGCCAAAGCGAGTTTGTTAAGGTCTTGGTTAGAACTTGATCCCCCCAAGATATTAGTAGTTAAGGACGTTGCAGCTTCTAAAGCATCCATAATTTTGGCTGCTGCGCATTCTGCAACGCTTCCATCATCACCGAAGGACATCTGGAACCCATCAATCGATGGATTTAAATGTTGCCCAGCATATTCTTCAGTAATTTTTCCTTCTTTAATGAGACTATCACGACGAACAGCAAGTTGTTCCTTGTGCTGATTCCCAATATGACCCATCAAAAATTTGACGGTATTCTGGGCAGCTTGGAATTTAGGATGAGACATTACTACCTCTTCCAATTGCGTATCATCGGTGGTTGCCTCTACGTTTTCTTCACTTTTTTGTGACATAGCAACTGGCGCAGGTTGTTCCTTTGCGCCCTCCGGTGGTTGTGAAACAGATTTCTCTTCTGGATGTTCAGAAGCTTTCTTCTGACGTAAAGCAACCAAAAGTCTTTCCGTAAAATTAGTATCGTTGGTATCTTCAGGTAAGTCAATTGCGACTGCTCTGAGGGCATCCAACAAAGCGGGAACTCCGTTCGCAGAGTTCTCACGTTCAGGCTTAAGACCAACAGGGTTGGCATTAAGTTGTTCTTCAGCTTTTTCTGGTGATGCCATTTCAAGTGGCTCCGTTAAATGTGACATAGAGAGAGCCAATCCTGCCTCATCTCCAACTGGCATAAAGTTACCTTGCCCATTCTCTATGGGATGCGTAACTAATGCAATGTGCATTAAAGAATCCTTCCATTCATTACCAGATCCATCTTTAAAGTCAGGTCTGACATAAATAGAGGTTTCTTTTACGTTCTTACCAATTTTGACAGCATCTTCACTTTGGGGAACTTCTAATTCTCCCCACAAAGTTCCGTCCTCTACCCAAAGGTTTTCCCACCACCCAGCATTCATATCACTGCGTGGTAAAGTCCCATCATCACCAGAAGACATTGGCATCGCCTTCTCGCTGTGGTTCCAAGGGGCAGGAACCGATACACCAGCGTCTTTCATTTTATTGAACTGGGTTTCCCAGTGCGAAAGACGTTGACTATCAATTTTTACTTTTCGTGGTTTATCGCCCGGTATGGTATAAACACCAGTAGTGACGATTGGTTTTTTAAAACGCATTAAAATATCTACCTCGTATAAAATACATTCTACAGGTATTCTTATAATATAATATATGAATCTTCGTTTGATAACAAATTATTTTGTTATCAAAATCATTATTAAAGACAACCCAAATAACGGAACTCAATACAATGGGACTTACAGCCAGCCAGTATACCAACCTTTTTGAAGTAATTGGTGAATATGTTCAACGAATAAATGACTTTGTGACAATTGTTTCAGATTTAGAAACTGACCGAAGTCAGATCGAAACTGAGATGCAAGCCAACAGTGCTCCCATAGCTCTCTATAGTGATAATACCATAATCTTCGACGGTTTTAAAAATGCAACCGTTGGATGGATCGCTTCTTTGACAGCTAAGATAGATTCAGTATTAAATAATGATGACCTAGTTTTAGACCATTTTACTACGACAGCTGGGTGGGAAGGGACACTCATTGAGATTATCAATGATATGAATGCTACTTCACAGTCCATACTTAGAAATGTAATAACTGTTAGCTCTGTTACAGAAAGTAAGACAAACTCTACTGCAGGGACTGTCTTACTAGACTCAATTCTGGATGGATATAACTCTCCTACAATCGGTTCTATAGCTTACGAAGCATACAATGGGGTCACTAGTGAAATGGGACCCACTTCAGATTCTTTGACAATTGCCTGCGTCACAGATTCAGTAGTCTCAGAGATCACAGAAAATAATGAATCTTTTGAATGGGGTGGGACAATTGGTAGTGAAGGTTACTCTGCTGAAGTCTCAGGAAGTGGATCAGGTCCTAGTCTCAATCCGCTGAAATTAAATACAACATCACATTTAACAAATTCAGATTTTGAAACTTGGACGGATGCGTCTACAGTGGGTACATGGGTAAAGAATGATGATGCTGCTGCTAGGAGTGCATCACCGTACAAAGGTACGTACGCCATGTCCTTCGTGGGGGATGGATCTAAGGAGTGGGACTACACCCAAGCTTTAGTTGCAGGATCTATAGAGCGGTATCGACGATATTGCCTAGCCTTCTATGTCAAAGCAGAATCTGGGATTGGAGCAGGGACGCTAGAAGTTAAATTCATAGGGACTGGGTTTACTGCCAGTTCTTCGGAAAAAGTCACAATGAATGCTTCTACCCTATCTTCTACTACTAGTTGGACTCTGAAACACATGTATATAAACATTCCAACTGTAATTCCTTCCGATTTTGCAATATCTATCACCCTCGCAGGAGGATTGACTACAGGAAAAACTGTATATATTGATGAGCTCCAATTCGGACCTGTAGTGTATCATGGGGGAGTTAATGCAGTTGTTATCATGGGGGCTGGAGTATTTAGAAAAGATGATACTTTCAGCTACACCGTTAGTAACAGCGATGCAGGAAAATTTCAAACTGTATTCAGAAAGGGACTCGGAATTCAACTTCCTTCTGCAGCGAGTCCCTCTATTGCAGATTCTCTAGCCTCTGATTAAGGAGTCTCCGTTGCCTAAAAAATTTGATCCGAACTATCACGTAGCAAAATTAAATCGAAATGTTTTCTCTGTCATCATGCAGGCGAAGCCTACACCAGCTAAGTGGGAGCAATGGTTTCTACTAACTTCTGATAGGCATTGGGACAACCCCAAGAGCAATCATGAGATGCAAATAAAACATCTTAAACAGGCTCGGGAGAGGCAGGCTGGAATAATTGACTGCGGCGACTGGTTTTGCGCAATGCAGGGCAAATATGACCCCCGGTCCAACAAGGCTGATCTTCGCCCAGAACATCAGGTTCCTGAGTACCTAGATGCTCTTGTGAACACCTCCTGCGATTTCTTTGAGCCTTATGCTGACCAGATAATCATGATTGCTCGAGGTAACCACGAAGCCAACATCCTGAAAAGGCAGGAAACGGATCTCATTGAACGAATGACAGAACAGCTGAGATTCCGTACTGGCTACAAAATACATAGCGGTGGGTACTCGGGCTTTATTCGATTCGCACTTCATGATAAAGGTAAAAAGACTGTAGGTCGAACCTTGATACTCCACTACAGCCATGGTGCGGGCGGGGGCGGTCCTGTGACCAAGGGCGTAATCAAAACAAATAGGAAGGCAGTGTATCTTCCCGACCCCCATATCGTAATTAGTGGACATATCCATGAGTCATGGAAGCTCGATCTGGTAAGATTAAGATTAGGTCGCAACAAAACATATCACGACGTTCAAACTCACATCTGTATTCCTACTTACAAAGAGGAATTTAAGGATGGCTTTGATGGGTGGCATGTGGAGCGAGAAGCCCCACCAAAGCCCATCGGTGCATACTGGCTGAGGTTGTTCTTTCAGGACACCTCTGACGCTATGCAGAAAGGTATCCAGTACGAGATTATAGAGGCACGGTGATATGAAAGATAAGTTGAAGAATGCTTTAAACTTCATCCTAGTTTTAGTTTTAGCTGCATCCATCTGGCTTGGGGAATATCGAGTTCAGAAAGTGGAAAATCAAATAGCGATAACCACATCTCAAGCAAATGCAAATACGCAAATGGCTAATCAAGCAGTTATGATGGTGCAGAACTTCTACGACCATGGTCCAGAAGAAATTGTTAAGCTAGTGCGGGCTGTTAAATGTAACTGTGGTCAAGATAAACCAGCTATCACGACAATTTATGATGACTAGAAGACGGAAGGGAGATCGTTTATGGAGTACAGTTCGACCATACTTCTCTCCTCATGCGAAGCTTCCCAACTAACTTCTTTGGCAGCATAGGCTAAAGTGTCAATAATATCATCACTTTGTTGTGGGTGAGCAGTCCATGTGAATAGCTCTTTCTCACAATCCCCTAGCCAACCTGCAGTTTGAGGTAACCAGATCTTGCCCTGCTGCATACGATTCATGGCATCCGTTGCACGGACAAGTTTATCGTAGTGTGGGTGTACAGGTTTAACGGGGAGCCCACATTTTAGAAGCATTTGGTATGCCCCCTTACCAAGACCTGAAGATTCGCAGACAAAGTACTGGGGTTGCCACTTTTTGTACACATTCCTAACTTCTTGGAGAATGTCAGGGATCTCTTTACGGAATCTACGCATGTCGAGCCAGACAAGATTGTAGTCTTGGGTCAAACCAAAGGTAGAGATCACGGTATAACTGGCTTGCTTACGCCAAATATCCTTATCCCCCGGTCCCTCCCTCGACGAGGCAGCAGGATCTATTGTTGCAAATATTTTCTGGAGGGAGTCGATAGGATGAGCTTCGCCCTTTCCATCCTTACCCATACAGAGATTTGGTCCTCGAATACTGTAATATCTCGCCCAATCTCGGTTAAATCGAGAATCTGCACTGACTCCCCAGTCTCCTGCCTGTAATTGGGCTCGAGTAACAGGGTCGAGTTGGTCTAGACCGATGTTGTACTCGTCTTGATCGAGGAAAGGGTTGTCTGAAATGTATGCAGGGATGTAGGGTCGGTCAGGATGCCTGCCTACATAGCGTTCTTTGGTGGGATCGTCTGGATCGGGAGATGGACCAATGTCGAATCGATCACGAACCCATTGGTGACCTACGCCACCGGGGTTGGAGGCAGATCTCATCCTGATTGGCACTGAGGAACGTAAATCGCAGTCCTTACAGGTCGGATCTCGGTCATTTCCGTGTTCAGGACACCGATTACGCCTAATTCTGGAGAAAAGGTAGAGATAATCGTCTTCCCAGTGCTGTGTGAGCTCGTCAAACGCACAGTACTGCAGTTCTATGCCCTGATAGCGTGTGTAGGCGTCAGTCTTCCCAATGTAGCCAAACGTCATTTTGGAGGGCTCTGCGGGGTTCCCATTGCTGTCGTACGTGGGGAAGTAATAGGTGTGCTCGCCAGCATTCCATTTGGCAGGGGTATTTGATAGCCAAGCATGGGCTCGGTCGAGTAGGGCGCCGGGTTGTTTTAGGTCAGAAAGGGTTTTTCGGAAGATCATGGCTGCGTAGCCGGGCACGTCGACGTATTGTAGAGCTCCCATGAGCAAAGCGTCCGATTTGCCACCCCCCGCTGCCCCCCCGTAAAAAGCTTCTCGATGAGGAAGCATCAAATACGCTAATTGTTTGGCTGTCGGATCATGAGGGATGTAAGCAGTCCATTTGGGGCGTAAACCATGGAATACTGTGTCTTTATCTTTTATTTGATCCAGAAGACCCATACCATGCTCCGTAATTTTCTATCATAAGGTCAAGATACTTCTTCGCTTTGTGAAGATCCTCGATCCCATTCTTATCTCGATGCCTCGATACATATTTTAAGACATTGCCCTCGCACGGGTCGAGATCTAAACCCATGATGGCTTGGATCGTCTCTATTGATCCTCTGGAGTAGTGTTTAGGATGGTCTACACGCTCCCCGAGTCTTTCATCAGTGAATTCAAATGCAGGAAGATCTTCCCACTCATCTCTATTGGACATAAGGCTTGGCATACCCCCGCTCAATCATAATATCGTTAATGCACTCGTCATCCATGTACAGGGTGACTATGTATCTACCGTACTTACCTGTACGATCTTTGTATGTCTGACAGGCAAATTTATGATCCCCATCTATAAGGTGCGTGAGGAAAGCTTTGGACTCGAGCCCTTCGTAGCGAGTGAATCCTCGGAGTTCAGGAGCGTCTATCCCTGAGAGTCGACAAGGCTCCGTAATCGAAATATTCAACCCAAGATCAATGTCCAACACTATTGTGTCTCCGTCGATTACTCTCTGGGGAGTACAACGGTAAAAGTAGAACAATTCGTCTTCGTATATGGGTGGTGGGGTGTCCATCTCTCCCTCGCTAACGCTTCGGTCGTATTTATAAATTAAGTACTAAATTTGGTTAGTCTTTTTTCTGGGGAGAAGGTTGATCCTTCTTTCTTTGGAGACGAGCTCTCCTCTTCCAGAAAAGAATATGTCCCCAGAACTGAAGAAGTGTGGCAGCTTCGTAGCCTGAGCCCAATATGTGTTTTGAGATGGTAATTGTGTCGTCGGTAAACGGTCCTCGAATCATCATTCTGTTTCGGTGACCGGGCTTGATAAATCGTGTTCTCATTTTCCAAAGAATCCTTTCACTTGGTCTAATAATCCATCACCCATGCTGATCCCTCCTAGTTTGGTAATCCCGTAGAAGACACCAAGGGCAATTAATACCCACTTTATAAGATTGGCGAGTGAGTTACGCTTGGCAGCAGTGGCGTAGGACTTCTGAGTCTTAGCCTCCGTCTTAGAAATCTTGTAGTTCCATCGAGATTCCTTCTTCGGAGGTGCAGGTTCGACGGGAGGCACATTAAGTCCGTGCAGTCGGGCTTCGGTATTATCTGTTCCCTTATAATACCCGTCTGCGGTGAACCGTTGCTCATCCATCCTACGCTCTCTGCGTTTGCGTCCCATTGTCAACCCTCGAGTTTGGAAGGGTTCATGGGACGGTAACTGTCACCTAGGATTGCTGCGATCACAAGACCCGCAATGTTCTGTGCTTGGTCCTCGGTTAACCAATTGTTGAACGTACCTACAGTGACCACTACTGCTGTGAGCACAGTCGCTACTAATCTCTTGGAGTCAGCAGATGCCAACCAGTCCGAGAACTTACTTTTGATGTTATCAAGAATCGTCTTCATTGGGTTTCTCCGTGACAAGTTCGTTTCGCCTCTTTGCAATCTCTGCAAGGAAGACTTCAGCCATGTTTAATGCAATTGTAGCGTAAGTTTCTTGCATATGGGGATTGTCCATGTTATGCAACGGTGCATTGGCAAGGATTCCCTCTATGCAACCCTTCAGGGCATTACTTACGATAACATCCTTGTCCAAAGAAAGCCAGATCTCCATGGGGACTGGACCTTCCCGTGGGAGAATTCGGGCGATCTTGGGTTCTAGATCCGATAATCGCTCGTT